TGACAACATCGGGGGCGATGGTGTCGGCCACCGAGAACAGATTCTCGAATTGCTTAATCTGTTCATGGTCCTTCAGGAATGTAGCGAGCTGATCCCGGGTAAGACCAAGTTTGATGCGTGGATTGGTTGCCATTAGTAAGCCAATCCTTCAATTTGTGCCTCAAGCCTGGCGAATGACAGATGCGCGTCACTGTCGCCACGGAACCGCTGAATACGCCAGTTGCGCATTCCGCCTTGCTGGAACCATGCTATGCGCTTCTTGGTGTTCCCAGTCGTACCGGCACGCAATGGCCTGTCCTGGCTCCACGAACTACCGTCTAGGCTGTAACTTGTGGTGATGATCGGATCAACTCCGAGCGCCACGCGACCCGTCAGGCTGACCAACTCAATCTCATGGAACAGCGCACCATTACCCTCGTTGTAGGCGATCAATGTCCCGAATTCCCATCGGACTTTCTGCCCCCAATGGGTTCCGATGGTGTCCACAAGATAGCCTATATTGCTTGATTGTGGATCTCCGACAAGCCATTTGTCGTAGGCCCAAACTAGGTTACGCGCACGGTACTGTGCAAAGCCTACGACCGTACTTGTCAACGTGAACCAGACAAGATCACCCAATGCTTCAGATGCTGCCCCGTCATAAACAATTGTCCTATCAGGTAGGTGAATGTACAGATGTTGGTGGGCCTTATCGTTACGGGCTTCTAATTTCACCGTTGCGAGTTGTGCCTCAGTGTATCCCAGCAAAATCTCATCAATCTCTTGGGTGCTGATCTTCTGAGCCGTTGCATTTGCACCCATGTAGACACCTGGGGCCTCGTTCCGACCACTACCCAAGAAAGCGACGGTTTCCATAAAGACACAGCAAGCAAAGGTGCCAATGGCTCCCTTTTGAATCTGTGCGCCGTCAATACGCTGGAATGGGAAGAACTCGCCACCCACGTTATCGAACACCTCGATAGTGTTGCGGTTCAATGCATAGACTTCATTGCGCAGCCTGAGCAGTGCCACCACCGGATCTGGATCTACCTCGCTGGAACCGTACTTGAGCGGGTTAACTTGAGTCGGATCAGATAATTCAGTGACAACAAGGCTTGTGCCGTCTGTGGTCATGAAGTAACCATCAACCCAACAGAAATCTAAAACCACTCCAAGATCCGGGTCGGTGACTTGTGTAAGAACACCATTCCAGTAATACAGTCTCCCTCCGGATGCGATGGCTAGACGGTCGAAGCTGTAATCAAACGTTACCAACGTATCAACAGGACCTCCGACATCACCCAGAACAGTCACGGCTCCATTACTGTCCACCGTCACAAGCTTGGTGCCCATGACTCTGTAACAAGTGCCGTTCCAACTGACACCACCACGGTCTACACCTGGACCGATACCATTGGAAACGATTCCATCACCAGGCCGCAGATATCCTGAACTGATGCCGCTGTTTTTTGGCACCGGCACCATGTTTACAGGGTAGGACGTACGGAAATCAGGGCCGTTGTCGGTGTAAATGCCATTCAAAATTGGGATTTGCATTTAGGTCACCACTTAACCTTGGAACTCCACCAGGCCGCACTCATCTTGCCCTTGGAAATGTTCTCAGCGTGTCGAGCTTTGAAAGACTCTCGACGCGCTTTATCTGCCTTTGATTCGCCCTCGCGTTTGGGAGACCCGGACACGCCCTGCTGACCAAAACGGATGGTCTTGACCTGGTCGCCATCCTTGGCCACCACGACATGGGATTTGGTCGGATGCGACGGTGTGCGCTTGGGCTTGTTGAAGCCCTCCACACCGACGCGAACCAGACGCGGGTCTTTTTTTGTGGCCATCAGGCGATCCTGTACCAGCTGTTCAGAGACTGCACGAACCGAACGCGGAAAAATGCATTTGCAGCGAGCGTCGTCGGTGCGCCAAATGCTGCGGTTGCGCCGTTAAGCGCCAACGTAAACGTGGTGATGATTTGAGTAGTTGTCACCAATACCTCGGTGCCATCTGGCGTTTGTGTGTTCAGAGGCAGGGTCACTGTGCCAGTGGCCAGCGTGCCAGCGGGTTGCAAGAGCATCCACAATTGCTGGCTGACCGGGGTCGGCACGGTGATGTTGAAGCCGGTGCCGGGTGTCGAGATGCTGGTGGAAAGCGTCGGAGCTGCGAAGGTCTGCTGAAAGTAAGTCAGCAACGCACTAATCGGCAGCCGTCGTGCGTCGCCGTTGTTCGGGGTGTAGACGGGAATCTGGTCGCCAGGCGATGCCTGAAGCAACAACGGCAATTGGTTGATTTGTGGCATGGTTTGTCCTCAGTTGTACTCAATGACGCCGTCTGGGCCTGCGGTGATCGGATCGACCGGAGGACGCAAGAACGGGTTATCGTACACGCGCCATGGCTTATTACCGGCCCCAGATGGCATTGTGTCAGGCAATTGCTGCTCAATCGGTGCTGTGGCACGCTGTAGCAGAGTGTTATAGCTGTCCTTAGCCACGGCCTTGGTTTCTGGCATCACCGTCTTTCCGTAGCCTGGTGCAATGCGAATAGCCAAATTGGTGATAATGGCCTGATTAGCCGAATCAGGAACCAGTGTCGGTTCATCAAGATCGCTGTCCTGTGGGCTACCTGGAAGTGGGTAGCCTAGACGTATTCCTTTGCCGTTCCAGTCGGCCATCATGGCATCAAGGCGACGTAAAGCGGATTGAAGCTGATCGGGGTGCAAATCGAAAATATAGGATGCAAGGCCGATTTCCTCAAATGCGGCTGCAACGAACTGGCGCTTGCTGTAGCCCATGTCAGACCCCCTGCTTACTGATTGCTTCGGTGATCATGGCCAGCAACTTATCGTCGCTGGTGCGCTTTGTGAACGTCAGGCCGAGTTCTTTAGCCTTCTCGATCAGCTCGATGCGTGTTGGAGCTGCGTTGTCATCTGGCACGATCAAGACATCGACTGCGACTTCCTGCATAACCTTGGTGACCTGCTCGGCCATCAAGCGGTGATTGATGCCATCAATGGGGCGCGATGGCTTGCGCACCTTCACGGGCTTTTTCTTTTTTAGATATTTCGGGGTGAGGATATTTTCTTCCATCACTTAACCTTTTTACTGGTCTTAGATGCGGCCTTGAAAGCAGCAGCAGTTGGCGCACCATTTGTGCCTGGCTTGCGCATACGCTCAGGCGTCTTGCCTGCTGCCTTTTGACGCTCAATGCGCTTACGCTTGGCGTGAATGTTGGCGTACAGGCCAGACTTCATTTCTTGACCTTCTTGGGCGCTTTGCCGGGCTTGCCAGCAGCCTTGGCCGCCTTAGTGGCGACGTTCAAAGCGATGGCCACAGCCTGCTTTTGCGGCTTGCCAGACTTCATTTCCTTCGAGATGTTCTTCCCGATGGTCTTGCTTGAGTAACCTTTAGTCATTGGCATTTTGAACTCCTATGCAGAAAGGGGGGCCGGAGCCCCCCAGTCTTTCCAGGTTTACTGGTTGAACAACAAGATGCCGGACATCTCGGGGTTCTTGTTCACAACTCCGAACAGCGTGTCCATGCGGTACTTGATGGTCATGCTATCAATGTCGTAGAACTTCTGCATCACCAGCTCAATACCTTGGTCGGTGGTGGCTCGCATCACTGCGACGCCAGCATCGGAAGGCACGGCATAACGACCAGGCAGGATTTCCAGAGCATCACGCTGCCAGAACACGTTCACCTGTGCGGTGTTCACGTTAAGGAAGGTGATGGCAGCAGTGTTCGAAGCGGTGGAGACTTCCACGTTCTTGTATTGCTTCTGGGCATCGGTCGGGGCCACGCCTTGTGCGCCGATGATCGGGGGGGTGATCACCAGGGTGGTGCCGCCCGCAGGCACGCTCACGACGCGGAAGGTCTTAAGTTGTCCGGTGGACTGCTTGGTAATGTGATGCACAGCGAACACACCATCAATGGTGAATGCATCGCCAGCAGCAACACCAACCGAGGAACTAACGGTCACGGTCTGGAAGCGGTTGTCCACGTTGATCTGGCCACCGACCGAGGTCGAGGTGGCCTGGGGCGTGTAGTTGGCCTGAGTGCCTGCGCCATCGGTATCGATGGTGATAGCACCGCCACCACCAGCAGCGAGCTGACGGTTTGCGTAGTCCATCTTGTAGGTCTCGAAGCCAGCGACCATGCCGACGTAAGAGCGCTCATAAGCCTTGTCAGACTTCTGATTGCCGAACGAACGGGCAGAGCCGACCAGGTTGCCAGCCAGACCGTTGTAGTCGCGGCTGGACAGGGCCATGAAGCGGTCGTAGTCGGGCACGCCTTGCTCGTTCATGATTGCGTCGCACAGGGCAACGTCGTCATAGTCACCTGCAGCAGCGGCAATCGGCACCACCAGCGAGCCAAGGCTTGCGGCCGAGTTCATGATGGCGATATTGATGTCGCTGGCCAGCTTTTGTTTTGCAGAGTCGCCCAAGCGGCCTTCTTGCAAGGCATCGCGCAATTCGAGGGAGGTCATTTCCCATGGCACGGTCTTGCTGAAACCCAAAGTCGCAGGCACGGCCAGCTGCGTCATGCCCTGGTAGCCGGAGATCGGCGTGCCGGGGGTGCTGCTGATCGACTGAGCGATATAGGGCTGAGGACGCCAGATCGTGTTATTGGCACGTTCCATCATCGTCTGATCGGTCTGGTAGATCGAGACGTTACGGGACAGCACAAGTGCGTCCTGGAAACCTTCGAGCAAGTCTTCAAATGCGACGCGCTCTTCTTTGGAAAAACTATTTGCCATGATTGGCTCCTATAGAAAAATCAGTTTCTGCTGGATGCCGCACGTTTCTGCGCCTTGTACTGAATGACCTTGGTCATGTTGCCAGTACGCGCCGCTTCTTCGCGCAGCCGTTCAAGTGTTGAGTCAACCGCCCCAGATGTTCTACCGGTACCTTGAATAACACGTTCTGGTGCGGGCGCTGCCTTACGATTAGTGACTTTCAATTCCTTCTCCAGTCTCGCAACCGCAAAGGCAAACTTCACGGGGTCTGTAACTTTTGAGAGTTCCGCCGCTTTCTTGGGATTTTTACCGAGTGCATATACGACTAACGCAGGGTTTTCAGCCCCTTGCAGAATCACGCCTTGCTGAGTGACGCTAAAGACTTCCTGAGCGATAGCCTCGGCGTCTTCATAGTCTCGGACCTTCAGCTCGGCTTTAGCCTTGCTGTAGCCTTCTAGTTTGGCTTGCCATGCTTGCTGCTGTGCTTGCTCAGCCTGACGGGCCTTCTCGGCCTCAATATCGTGCTGTCGCTTGCGTTCATGCCATGCGTCTAATGCTTGCTCGAACTTCTCAGCGTCGTAATCGTGATCCTCTAGCTTTGGCTTAGCTCCCAGTTGCACTGGCTTGGTCTCAGGTGCAGCGGTAGCAAGTTTGGCCTCAAGTTCTCGAATACGTCGCTCTTTCTCCCTGTTTGCTTTGCGTAGCTCTCGCACCCATTCGGGTGCTTTCGGTTCCTCGGCGGGTGGCGCTTCCTCGCCAATAGAGACAACAACTTCGTCGGATTCTTCCTCTTGCTTATTTTCCAAGTTCGCGGATTGTTGGTCGTCGGTGGAATCATCCTCACCAACTTCGATCTCAACATTCTGCTGCCCGTCATCAAGCATTGCGGATTCGTCTTCGATCTCGTTATCTCCTGCTTCTGCCTTTTGATTCATTATTGACCCCATCAAACTCACCCAATTTGAACGGCTGGGCGGGTGCCGTTTATTACATTCTAACTAATGATAATCATCTGACAATGGGTTGCACTTCTTGACCCATAACAGCCTGCTGAGTTGCCTCCATAGCTGTCAGTGCCATGTTCTGCTCCTGCACCCCGGTCTTGGCGAGTGTTTCGGCGGTTCGTGCGCGAGACAATTCAGCATCTGCAACGGTTTTGACGGTATCTGCGCGGGCCTTGGCTGCCTTGGCAATGGCTTCCTCCGCTGCGGCCTGCAAGAAGATCTCGTTCGGGTCTTGTTTCTGGCCTTGCATCTCGACCATCATCTGTTCTTGCTCTTGCTCGGTTGGTTTGACAACGCCCATACGCACCAGTTTCTTTCTAGCGTGCGCGCTCAGTTCGGACAAGCCTTCGCCTTCAATGTTCATCATAGCGGTGGCGATCAAGACTTGAGCAGTCTCTGGGTCTGTTGTCATTTGCAAGAGACCAGTGATAGCGCGAACAGTAGCCGCACGCTTGCTTGAACTTGATGGCCCAACATCAACGTTCACGTCAAACTTGGCATTGCTGAGATCGTTCTCCATGACGATTTCGCCAGTTTCGCTGACCATTGGCCGCATAAGCTCAATCATTTGAACTTGCTCATCAGAGCCGATTGACTTCATTTTGCGGCCTTCATCAACGTACACATCACGCGCCATTGATAGCCAAATCTCGCCGCACCGCTTCATTCCCTTAGCGAAGTTCGACATGTAGATGAAGGTCTGCATGTCGATTCGGGTCTGAATCATCTCAACGGCCTTGCCGGAAATGTTGCTGACCATCTTGTCAGCCTGCTGCGAGCTGCCGAGGATATCCTGCATATCCTGTTCGGTTACCTGAAGCAATGCGGCCATCGCGGGGGGG